TTCTCCACCGACTTATATAAATCCTCAATCAACATAAATTGCTCGGCGTCGGCCGGCAAGGAACCCATTTCACCTCTTGGCCATTTAATTCTAAATTCTACATTTTTTTCTAAATCAGCTTGCATTAATGTAATTTGTGTGCTATGCTGATTCAATTTTTCAGTTATGCCAAAATAAGACCACACTCCGATACCTACTGCTCCGATTATAGCGAGCATGTTCCTGACAGGCATACTAATTGCTGTATTGTCGCTCACATCTATTCTATCTTTCATAAACTCCTATGTTGTAAAACCACTTTCTTTATGACACTCTAGAATCACACTAAAATTTTTTAAGTCTGTTCCAGATTTTACTTTTATATTACCTGCACCCGACTCTGGTTTAATTTTAATTTCTCTCGGTTTCAGGCCGTAATTGTCTTTACCTCTTAATGTTAAAAAAGGGTCTTCACCATCAAATTCTAAAGTTACTTTACCGTCTTGTTCAACACCATCAATCTTTTCATTAACAATTTCATAATAAACATTTGCTACTGATAATAAAGATTCGTTTGTTGCACCTTTTAAAGAATCAACTTCAACAACCGTTTCGTCAGCATTCTTTTTACCAGTTACAACTTTAATTACCTTAAAATTATCATCAACCAAGTCAGTAGTAACAACTGCCATTTTTAACCTCTAGGTGAACCGACAGCACTACCTTTGGAAGTTCCGCAAGTAATCTTATCAGTTGGACCTTTTTCTATAATTACCGTGTCGCCATTTTCCAAGTAAAATTGACCAAGTTGTGTAGAACCATCTGATTCAAATACCGAACCTGTTACATCTGCTGTAGCAGTTATTCTCACAAAATGAGCCTTACCAAAGTCATTTGTACTTGCGTTTGTAACGACATCTCCCTTAACTATAAAAGTTTGTGCCATTTTATTCTCCTGTTTCTTTTTCTATGTAACTATAAATTACATCTGTTTGTACATTATGATTAAGAGCAACTTTATCTATAGTTGCTTCAACTTCTTTCACAACATCATTACTATCATAATCTACTTGATTATAAAAATCATTCACCACATCTTTATGAAGTGGTGGTAACTCGTTAAAAGCAGTTGTACTAACTACATTCTTTTTAAGTAGTTGATTGACTCTCATCATTTACCGGTGCCTCTGGTGTTGCCGGCGCCTCTGCTTCAGTTGCAGCTGGCACTTCATCACCTTTCGTATCTACCATAACTCCTGTTTCAGGATTAGGGTCGGTTACATGTGGTTTAGGGTCGCTATGAGGTTCTGCCTCTACTCCATTAAATATTTTACCTGCCACTACTTGTCTATGAGCGTCTAATGAGTCTGCTACTCTATCTCTTAATGCGTCTTTAAAAACTTCTCCAGCTTTTACATTGTCGCCTGCTTGTAAAGCGTCAACAAACTGAGCCGTTTTTGATTTTTCTTCTTCAGCCATTTATTTCTCCTTATTTCACTTCTCTAGTAAATTCACCGGCGTCTGGCATAGATATAATACCATCATCAATTTCTTTCTTGATTTGTGTATCTATATCAGCAATATCTCTATCTGTTTGATGTAATACATTCTTTCTAACATATTCTACAGAAAAATATTTTCCAACATAATCTCTCATAGAATCTGCTAATCTCAATCTTTCCATTAACAATTCGGAATCTTTTAATTCTGCAAAGTGTCCGTCTTGTAAAAAGTCATATTGCAAATTATCTCTTACGGTATGCCAATCAGTTTCAGCAATAATAGCCTTTAAAACCAATTGTGTTCGTAATACATCATTAAATAACTCGGTAAATTTCTTTCTTAATCTTTGAACAAATTTAGTAAATTTTAGTTCATCTCTTGTTATTTCAGTTGAACGACCAAGATTGAAACCTTGACTAGCTTCTAATCTACTTGCCGGAACATTTAAACTTCTATAAAGTTTACTTCTAAAGTATTCAATGTCAGATATTTCTCCAAGATTTTGTCCGCCAGGTAGTGTAGTAATATCTGTACCTCTACCGCCTTCTCTACTTGGTAACCAAAAGTCTTCTAACATAGACATATAGTTTCTGTCATCTCTGATTTCACCTGTACTTGCGTCATAAACAAGTTTGTTTCTATATCTTGCCATGACATCTCGTAAGTATTGTTCAGCTTTAACTTTTGGTAAATTACCTACATCAATTTTAAATATTCTTCTTTCAGGCGCTCTAGCAATTCTATAAATCACCGTAGCGTCTTCAATCATTCTTAACTGATTTACTGGTTTAATCGCCTTATGTAAATAAGACAATACTTGATTTTTGTTTTGGTCTATTAAACCACTTTGACAAAAAGCAATTGTATCTGGAGCAATCTTAATTCCACCAGATGTTGTACCTGCAACTCCTTTTTCATTAAACAAAAAGTATTCTTCAATATGGTCAACAACCGTTAAACCATGAGGTGTAGGTCCGTCAGGTCTTTGTTTCCTAACTTCTCTTACTTTTTTTATTTTTCTTGGGTCAATATATCTTAACTCCGTAATACCTTTTACAGGAGATTCTCTATCAATCACCTTATGATAATATATTCTTCCATCAACATACCATCTTCTAAAGATATCATGCCCTCTAGTATTAAATTGTAATAATCTTAATACTTCTTGGAATTCGTCTTCTATTTTTCTTTTGATTTCGTTACCAAACGGTAGATTGTCCAAACGCAACTTTACAGCATCCTTTAATTCGTTTGCAACAATAGCCTCATTTATTATATCCTCGATTGCCATGTCGCACTCGGGGTGTAATGCTATTTCTCTGTATCTACGAATTAAATCCTGCTCTGTTTTGGCAGAACCTTCCATATCAAGGTACTGACCAAAATAACCACCGGCGGCGATGGTTTGTGTTCCATCTTCCGCCTGTGGTTGTGTAAAGCTTTGTTTCGGGTCTGCTTGTTTCTTTAACCGTGTGATAGAAAACCCAAATAATTCAGCCATAATTTATTCCTCGTTTGCTTTACTACTATTTAGTTATTAAGTAGTAGTGTTGCTTTCAAAATATTGATATGAGAAAGTTACAGCAAATTCTTCAATTGCCGTTGCTTCGTCATATGTCAATTCAATAGGAGCGATTGTATTAGGAAATGCACCTCTTAAAGTGTAAGACTTAATCGTTGCTCCGTTTCTATCTAGTTGGTCAACAAATGCGTCAACTTGGTAATCTGCTGGATTAGTCAAGCCTTCGTTATCTGTCATATTGTTTATACCGTTCATCCATCTTTCAAAAGCATTACGCAATTTGAAATTTGTATCGTTATAAACCGTTACTGACCAGTCTTCGATAGTTCTATCACCTGCTATTTTCACAGCTCGTCCTCTAAAAGGAACATTAAACGCTGGTACGGTCATACCAGGTAATGCTGTCGCTCTGCAAAGAAAAGCAAGCTCTTCTATTTCGCCACCAACTTGAGCGTAACCAGGAAAAGGCATAGTCACCTTAAACTGATTACTTCTAGCGCCACCGCCAGCAAGTTTAGCTTTGAAGTCATTAATGTTTGCCATTTTTTATTTCTCCTCTACTAACCTGCTACTTCGTCAAACGAAACGCCGGTTCTTGTTGCAACGAAAGATAATGTGATAAAGTTGATACTTCTAGCTGGTTTAATGAAAATCTCAGCTATAAATTCATTTCTATCAATTACTTCGCCTGTGTTGTTAGTTTCATCACATACTACTAAAAAGTCTGTGATACCTCGTCTACCTTGTACTTCTCTTAGGAAAGGTTCTACAATGTTTCTAAAGTTCGCTCTTGTAAATTCATCATTGAATTCAAACAATTGGAATTTAGAAGCTGTAGCAATTGCCTTTTCTAATACAATAAACAATCTTCTTACGTTTATTCTATCAAAAGCACTTGGAGTTGTTAGACCTGTCTTATCGCCAAACAAGATTGTACCTTGACCTGGGAACGTAGCAACTGGGTTGATACGTGCTGGGTAAAGTTGATCTCTTTGAGATTTAGTTGGGTTGTAAGCCAACTTAACTGCGCCT